TGAACCCGCCACATCCTCTGTTAAAAAAGCAGGTAAAGAACAAGCAGCACAAAAAAAGGAAATGTTGAGTATTCAGAAAACATTAAAAGATAATGCCAAAGATACCGCTGCTTTTAGTAAAATACCTCAAAATAAAAGAACTGCTTCGCAAAAAGCTCATTTGAAGAAAATGGCTGATTTAACAACTAAATTAAAAAAGTTAAAAAGTTTAACTGAAGATATTGATGTAGGGCATCAAGATGATGAACCTAATATGTTAAAAGCTGACTTGTTTCGTATTGCAAAATATGCAAAAGAACTTTATGAAATGTTAAATCAATTTGATAACTCTGATGAAGAGATTGATTTTCCTCATTGGTGGCAATCTGATATTGTTCGTGCAAAAGAGTTGATGGTAAACGCAAAACATTATTTGAATGGTGAGTTAAATGTAAATGGTAATCCTTTGGGTGAGAGTAAGAAAAGAATTAGTGAGGGATTGGAATGGCATTTGAAAAATAAAAAACCACTTTCTGAAAATGTGTTTAGATATGGTTCTCCTAAATTTTTTAAGTTGGTAAACGAATGTAGGGAGTTGTGGAGAAAAGGTCAGTTCATGCCGATGAACGAAAGTGATGAATGGTTTTTAGATTCTGATTTGGGTAAGGTTGCAGTGTATGAGGGTAAGAAAGTTTTATTGGATTTCCCAGTGTTGGTTGAAGCAGAATATCAGGGAAGGGAAGTAGAATTAAATTCACCAAAAAGAAATCCAGGTGAGGGTAAAAAGTATGTGGTATATGTAAAAGACCCATCAAGTGATAACATCAGAAAAGTAACCTTTGGAGATGTAAAAGGTGGATTAACCGCAAAAATAAATGACCCAGAAGCAAGAAAAGCGTTTTCTGATAGACATAATTGTCCTGAAAAAACCGATAAAACATCGCCAGGTTATTGGTCTTGTAATCTACCCCGCCATTGGTCTAAAATCGGTGGTGGTGAGGATATAAACTCATATTGGTAATATGAAAAGACCTTATTCCGAAATCAGGTCCCAAAATAATCTTCGTAGGGTATTTAAACCAAATGTAGATAATTCAGAGTTGGTATGGCATAGAGATAGGGAAGATAGGTTAGTAGAAGTTGTAAGTGGTAATGGGTGGATGTTTCAATCTGATAATCAACTACCAATTGAATTAAAGCCTGGTGATAAATTTAAAATTAAAAAAGAAACTTATCATAGAATCATACGTGGAAATACACCACTTGAAGTAAATATCAAATTATTGAATTAATAGATATTAATTCTATATTTATTGTAAATAAGTTACGATGAATTCATACCATGTCTTTTTGGTTAATGAAAATAGACCGCCCGGCTCTTTTGAGTTATTAGTTCAAATGTATTCGTGTATTGTTCACAAAACTCATAATGCCGATACACCACTTTATTTAATAACCGATAAAAAATCAAAAGAATTTTACGATAGTTGGAATATAACTCCACTTTACGATGGGGTTATTACTGATTATTTTGATGATTATCCATACGATAAAGTATCACCCAACTTTTGGGCATCTCCAAAAATATGGGCAATGTCAAAATTAAAAACTCCATTTGTTGTCTATGATACTGATTTGGTTTTGTATAAAAATTTAAAGAAAGAATCGGTTGGATGTGATTTATTATATCTTCACAGAGAATCACCAACCACATATGGTAATCCATTGGATATAGAACATTCAGATAATTGGAAGTGGGATAAAAAACGAATAATTTCTTTTAAAGATTCTTTTCCAATGAACTGTGCTGTTGTTGGAATGTTCGATGAAAAATTTAAGACAGAATATGTAACTCAATACTTTGAATTTGTATTGGGAGCAAGTGGTGAAGTAAAAAATATGACAAAAGAAAAAGAATTAATGTATGTTTTATCATCACCGCAAATAATAATGGAACAATGGTTTTTGGCAGCACTTTCAAAACAATTAAAAAAAATTAAAACAAAAGCATTGGTGCCTGTAGTTTATACCAATCAATCTTTTTATACATTTAATTTAGATTCCGAATCAGAAGATGCTCATAAATTATTGAATGAATCAATATATCACCTTTGGGGTGCTAAAAAGTTTGAAAATGACCCTAAATCAAAGATGTACATAAAATCAAAAATGGATATTGTAAACGCATTACCAATAATAACATCCAGCCCATACAATCGGTTGTTAATTGATAAAGCATCGTATTTAATATCAAAATTACTTTAATAAAATTAAAATCAATATTTATAAAAATAGGAGGAAAAGTTATGAACATTTTAAAAAGATTATTTCGTTTAATTTTTGGTCAAAAAACTGAACCAAAGAAGGTTGAAACAGTGATACATCCATATCCAGAAAAATCAATTTTTTCATCATCGGTAAGATATGCTGGTGCATTATCACCAACAGGCGTAGAAGCAATCGCTGAGGAGCTAAAAGCTGAAGCTAAAAAAGCAAAAACTGTTGCCAAAGAACCTAAAGCCGAAGCTGTTGTTGAACAAAAACCAAAACCAAAAAGAAGAAATAACTATAGAGCAAAACAAAAAAAGCAGAAGAAGAACAATGAAAATATCTAAAATTTTTGGATTAGTAATAGTAGTATTAATTGCCCTATTTTTATTTAGGGATAAATTACCTATGGGTTTTGTTAAAGGAATTTTTAACAACGAACCTACCATAGATACCGTAACAACGGTGGAATACAAATACGATACTATTACCAATGAATCAAAAGTTTATGTGCCGAAATGGCAAGATAGAGTTGTAATTGATATTGATAGTTTTATAGTAAATCAAACCGAACCAATTGATACAATGGCTCTTTTAGCAAATTACTATTCAAAATATTATTATCAGGACACTATTGCAGTAGATACATTTGGATATGTAGTATTAAAAGATACAATTTCACAAAATCAAATTCAATCACGCCAATCTATAACAAATGTTGTTATTCCTACTAAGACTGTTACTCATAGTATTTTAATAAACAAAAGAGAAATCTATTTGGGTGGTGGTTTCGTGGGGAGTAGAAATTATATGATTGTTAATGGTGAATTATTAATCAGAACCAAAAAAAGAAAAGCATTCGCAATCGGTGGTGGATTAGATAATCAACTAAATCCAAACTTTACGGGAAAGATTTATTGGCAAATAAGTAAATAAACTAATGGCTACTAAAACTTTAAAGGAATTAATATCCGATGAGTATGTAAAGTGTGCAAAAGACCCGGTATATTTTTTTAAAAAATACTGTTACATACAACATCCCCATAGAGGGAAAATACTATTTAATCTTTATGATTTCCAAGAGGGATTGATTGATAGCTTTAAAGAACATCGTTTCAATGTTATTCTTAAATCACGCCAATTAGGTATATCCACTATTAGTGCTGGATATGCTACTTGGTTAATGCTGTTTCATAGAGATAAAAATATACTTGTAATTGCAACCACACAGGATGTAGCAAAAAACCTTGTAACCAAAGTTAGGTTTATGTATGATAACCTACCAAGTTGGTTAAAAGTTCCTTCGGCAGAAGATAACAAATTATCACTTAGATTAAAGAATGGTTCTCAGATTAAAGCAGTTTCTGCAACTGAAACAGCAGGCCGTTCTGAAGCACTTTCATTATTGATTATTGATGAGGCTGCATTTATCAAAGGTATTGAAGAGATATGGTTATCAGCACAATCAACACTTTCAACTGGTGGTGGTGCTATTGTTCTTTCAACACCAAATGGTGTAGGTAATTTCTTTCATAAAGTTTGGTTACAGGGTGAGCAAGGTGATAAATGGTATCCAACAAGATTACATTGGACAGTTCACCCCGAAAGAAATCAACGGTGGAGAGATGAACAAACCCGATTATTGGGTGAGAAAGGTGCTGCACAAGAATGTGATACTGACTTTATATCATCAGGTTACACCGTTGTTGATGGTAGTGTATTAGAGTGGTATAGTGAAACCCATATTACCGAACCCGTTGAAAAGCGTGGGTTTGATGCAAATTATTGGATATGGGATTATCCAAACTATGAAAAAAACTATATTGTTGTTGCTGACGTTGCTAGGGGTGATGGTGCAGACTATTCTGCATTTCATGTCATAGATGTTGAAAGAATTGAACAGGTAGCAGAGTATAGGGGTAAGATAGAAACAAAACAATATGGAGCATTTTTAACATCAGTTGCAACGGAGTGGAATAACGCTCTTTTAGTAATTGAAAATGCAAACATTGGGTGGGCGGTAATCCAAGAAGCCATTGACCGTAATTATCAAAACCTTTACTATTCGTATAGAGAGTTGGGGTATGTAGATGAGGACATCCATTTAAGGCGTGGGTGGGATTTAAAGCAAAAAGAAGATATGGTGCCAGGATTTTCAATAACACAAAAAACCCGCCCATTAATTATATCAAAGTTAGATACTTATATGAGAGAGAAATCTCCTATAATTCGTTCTAAAAGGTTATTAGATGAATTGTTTGTGTTTATTTGGAATGGGCCAAAAGCAGAAGCACAACGAGGTTACAATGATGATTTGGTTATATCCTTTTCTACAGGTCTTTGGGTAAGAGATACGGCTCTTAAATTAAGACAGCAGGGGATGGATTTAACCCGAAGTGCATTAACACACATTACCAAAGTATCTTCAACTCAGACAGGAGTATTTTCAAGCAGAAATCAAACACAAAACCCATACTTAATGAAGGATATTCGTGGTAACGATGTTGACTTAAGTTGGTTATTGTAAAAAATTTATATTTATATTTATGGCAGATAAATCATTATTCGGTAGATTGCAAAGACTTTTTTCAACGCAAGTTGTAGTAAGGAGAGTTGGTAAGGGTAAGACCCGTGCAATTGATACACAAAGATTACAATCACAAGGTAATATAAAAGGAACATCTTACTACGATAGATTTGGTAGATTGCATAGTACCCGCCAAAATTGGGAAACATACAATAACCAATACAACTATTCATCCAATAGATTAGAGCTATATACCGATTATGAAGCAATGGATAAAGATTCAATCATTGCATCGGTGTTGGATATATATTCGGATGAATGTACCCTTAAAAACGATATAGGTGATGTTTTACGAATTAATTCTGATGATGAAAATATCAAAAAAATACTACACAACCTTTTTTACGATGTTCTAAATATTGAATTTAATTTATGGGCATGGATTAGGGGGATGAACAAATATGGTGATTATTATTTAAATTTGGATATAGAAGAAGGTATTGGAATTGTAAACGCATCACCCATATCAGCATATGAAATTGAAAGAGAAGAAGGATTTAACGAAGATAATCCATTTGAAGTTCGTTTTAAAATGACAACCTTTGGTGGTGGTGCTACAGGATTTAATTACCAAAAATCTCAAAACGATTTTCATAATTATATTCCATTTTATAAAATAGCACATTTTAGATTATTTTCAGATACAAACTTTTTACCATACGGCCGTTCACTTTTAGAGCCAGCAAGAAAGACTTGGAAACAATTAACCCTTATGGAAGATGCGATGTTAATTCATCGTATTATGAGAGCACCTGAAAAGAGGGTCTTTAAAATTGATGTTGGTAATATTCCACCAAATGAGGTTGACCAACACATTAGGAATATTATTGACCAAATGAAAAAAATTCCGTATGTAGACCAACAAACTGGGGATTATAATCTTAAATTTAACATTCAGAATATGTTAGAAGATTATTACTTACCCGTAAGAGGTGGTCAGTCTGGTACTCAAATTGATACTTTAAGTGGTATGGAATTTACGGGGATTGAAGATATAAATTATTTAAAAAACCGAATGATGGCCGCTCTTAAAGTTCCAAAAGCATTTATTGGATATGAAGAGGGTGTGGAAGGTAAAGCAACACTTGCACAACAAGATATCCGTTTTGCACGAAGTATTGAAAGAGTACAAAAAATCGTTTTATCGGAATTAACCAAAATAGCAATTATCCATCTTTACGCTCAAGGGTATGAGAATGAAGATTTAGCAAATTTTTGGTTAGAACTAACCCCACCATCAATTGTTTATCAGCAAGAAAAAGTTGCATTATGGGTTGAAAATGTTAGATTGGCGAGCGATATTAAAACATCAAAATTACTATCACAGGAGTGGATATATAAGAATATATTTAATATGTCCGATGATGAGTGGAAAGCTGAACAACAAAAAGTTATTGATGACTTGAAGTTAGGGTTTAGACAGAATCAAATTGAAAACGAAGGTAATGACCCGGTCAAAACAGGCGAATCATTTGGAACACCGCATGATATGGCTGTTGTATCTCAACAATCCGCTGAAGGTGGTGGTGGGCAGCAAGCACCCGCTCCAACAAATGGTGAAGTAGGACCTGAGGGTGGTTCACCTGAAGGTGGGTTTCCTGGCGCAGGTGCTCCACAAAAAGGAAGTACAACTGGAACGGATGAAAGTTCTTTTGGGAGAAACCCATTGGGATATGAAAAAGATATATCACCCGATTCAACATATCACAATTATAGAAAATCACCACTATCAATTGAAGGTGTACAATTGAAAGCAAGTTTGCAAAAATCAAAAATTAAAACCAAAAAAATGATAATTGAATCACTTTCAACTGATAATACCGTTAATGAAGTTAGTATGTTAGATGAGAAAAACATACTAAATGATATGGTTTAATCAATTTTAGTATATTTATTAAATGATATATAGGGGTAAAAACAAAAATGAATAAACTTAGGCATTCAAAATTTAAAAATACAGGTGTTTTGTTTGAACTATTGGTCAGACAAATTGCATCTGATACATTGAACGAAAAGAACTCACCAGCCCTTTCTATCATTAAAAAACACTTTAAAACCGGAAGTGAACTAAGTAAAGAACTAAAATTATATCAATATTTGGTAAAAGAAAACTTTGATAATTCTTATAAAGCACAAGAGTTTTTAAATATTGTTTTATCGGAAAGAAAAAAATTAAATGAAGGTGTATTGAAGCGTGAAAAATATAATTTAATTAAAACAATTAATGAACGCTTTACTACAAACGATTTTTTCAAATATAGAGTATCCAATTACAAATCACTTGCATCTATTTACAAATTGTTTGAAAACAATGAAGGTGTATCTCCAAAAGAATGGGTTGAATGTAAAAATGTTATATTAGAAAATGTAACAAAAAAACCTAAAGCTGAGCGTGAGGTGAATAGTGAGTATGTAAATGAGTCAAAAGATGTAAGATTATTAGCATACAAATTTTTAGTTGATAAATTTAATGAAAAATATAAGGGTTTAACTACTGAACAAAAATCGGTACTTAGAAATTATATTAACAATGTTGATAATTCAGATAACCTAAAAAGGTTTATTTTAAGAGAGAGTGAAAAGCTTAAAAAAGAATTTTCCAAAATAAAAATTTCAGATAAAGTTTCCGCTATAAAACTTAAAGAAGTTATCAATTTAATTGATGGTTTATCAAATTCTAAAATTGTATCTGAAAATCAGGCATTAGGTCTTTTAAGATATCACCAATTATTAAACGAATTAAAAGGTATTTAATATGAGTAGATTTCTAATTGAGGAGCTTGATAAAAAATTCAAGCAGCTAGAAGAAATTGATGAACAGCCGCAGGATGAAAAAGATGCAGAGCTGGAAGAACAAAATGTTACCTCTAATTTGGATGGTGGCGCTGGCCCACCTAAAACTCCATACGCATTTGCAAAAAGTGAAAAGGATATGGATGATGACCATATTGAAGTATTGGGGTATAAAAAAATAAAAAGTGTAAAAAGAAATTTTTTGGAGAGATGGGAAAAGGGTATTGAGGATGCTATTAACGAATTAAACTATCGTCAATACCGAAAAGATGAAATGGGTTCTCCCCAATTAAAAATCAATAAAGCAATCAAAGAAATTAATAGAAAAATTTACGAAGTAGAACACTTGGTAAATCAAAATATAAAACTAAAAACCGAAATGGGTGTTTCATCCAACGCATATTGGAAAAAGACGAGAAATAATTTTTCCAAAATATCAGAAAGATTAAATCGTATTTCATTTAAGATTAAACAATTGGGTGCATAGAAAATGAAACAGCTATTGGTTGATACTATTGTATTTGATGTAAAACCCCAGCAGCTCAAAGAAGCTGCGATGAAGGGTGATGGTAGACTTATTGTAACAGGTGTTTTACAAAGAGCAAACGAAAAAAACCAAAATGGTAGGGTATATCCCGAAAGTATATTGAAGCGTGAGGTTCAAAAATACAAAGGTAGAGAAATTAAAGAAAATCGTGCTTACGGGGAATTAGACCACCCAGAATCTTCTGTAGTTGAATTAAAGAACACATCGCATATTATTAGAGATATTTGGTGGGATGGTACAGATGTAGTTGGGAAAGTGGAAATACTTAATACCCCAGCAGGCAGAATACTTAAAGAGTTGGTAGAAGCAGGGTGTACAGTTGGTATATCCTCACGGGGTATGGGTTCGGTTCGTCAAATTAAAGAAGATGGAACAGTTGCAGTTGAGGGAGATTTTGATTTGATATGCTGGGATTTTGTAAGTAATCCATCAACTTATGGTGCTTTTATGAGACCTGTTAATGAGGGTGTTAATCGTAATGTTAATAATGTTAATAAATATCAAAAGGCAAACGATATTATGAGAGATATTATTTGTGAAATTGGTGGATATTGCGACTGTAATTTTGGAGAAACAAAATGAGATTAAAGAAACTTATTACTGAATCCGCTTCAAAAGAAGCCATGGGTATTGCCGCTTTTACCGCAACTCGTGGTGATGCTGTTCAAAAATTTATAGATGATAATGGTATCGATGCATCCGCATTATGCAAGTATGTAAAAAATGGTAAAATGCCCGAAAGGATGGCATTTGTATCAGCGCTTGTAGGTAATCCTGGTAATAAAATGTTTAAAATGATTGTATCTAAATTTGGTATGAGTGAATCTATTAATCAGAATCAAATAAACTTATTAAAAGCAACTTATGGTGATATTAAAAAAATAAACCCAAATTCTCCGGCTGTTAAAAAACTTATGATGGCTTTAAAGAAGTTATCAAAAGATGATTTAGAAACACTATCTAAAGCCAAAATAAACTTTGTTTCAACTATGGCACAGTCTATTCTTAGGGATTCTAATGTATCTGAATCAGTAAACGAAGCTGATTTAAATTGGAACGCAGTTCAAAACGCAATCATCAACTTCTTAAAAGTAAATACCAAAATTTTGGACAAAAAAGTTCAAGCTAAAGATACTGAAGGTGTTAAGGGTGGGTTGAAATCAATCATTAGTGGTTTAACTAATGCACAAAGAAGTTTGAATTTAGAATCAGTAAACGAAGCAAAAAAATCTACATTTACCAAAGTTGCCCATATATCTAATAATGGAAAATTAGATATTTATTAATAACTGAAATAAAAAAGGTCACTACAATGAAAACATTATTAAATTTACTTAAAGAATCTCAACACTTAAGCTATCGTAGATTAAACATTGGTGAGGAAGATTTGGATGATACAACAATGACACCCGATGAAAAGCGTGCTTTTGTTGAGGCTGTAGCATCTTATAGAAAAATAGGTGAAGCAATTTATCACAATGGTAATTTGATGGAGGCCTATGAAAATATTAAAAATATTGTAGAAACCGCTGAGAAATTAACCTTAAAAGAAACTGGTGATTGGTTTGACAAAGTAACTGTTAATCGCCATATGAAATCAATGAATGAATCATTTAAGATTTTTTCAAGCACAATTAAAGAAGTAGCAACTCTTCAGCAAAGATTAGAATCATCATATGATGAGATTGGTGAGGTGTTAGGTAAATATTATGAAATCAAAGAAGGTAATGAGTTTGGTGCAGAAAGAGCAAAAGCAATTGCATCTGGAGATGATACCTTTAATGTGGGTGGTAAAAGTTTCAAAGTAACTGATGTAGACGCACAAGATAAAAAGAACGCAGAAGAGTTCGTAGGAGAAAATATGAGTAATATAAAATTGGGTTCATTCCTTAAAAACAAAAAAAGTGTAAATGAAGCTGCAGATAAACCGCATATTAAAAAAATAGATTCTAATTTGTATTATGTAGACACCCCATTTGTTCAATATTCAAATAAGTTTGGTAATTTAATTCACATTGGTGGTGGTGATTTTACATTGGAAACACCCAATGGTAAAGTATATTTTACGAGGGCTTTGGAGAGGACGCATAAAGACATGCCGGTTTCTGTTGGAAGGGTACATAGTATGACTGGGGATGCAGCTGCAGTTAAAAAAGTTGTTGCTTTAATGTCAAAAAAATATAAGTTAGAAGAGAGTGTGAACGAAGCAAAAGTAATTGTTCATAACGAAAAGACTGGTGAGAAGCACGAAGTATTATCTGGTAAAGGTAAGGGTGATTTGTTAATTGCTATGAAAGCATTGCAGAGTGCAGCACCATCCCATATGAAGTATTCTATTAAAGAAAATCAATCAGTAAACGAAGCGGTTAGTTTTAAAGATGGTAAATATCATTTCTACTCCAAAAATGAAATGGCATATTTAACCTATGGTGGTAAAGAAATATCTTCGGGTGATTGGGATGTTGATGCTGATGCATATTTTATGAACCATTCTTCTTGGAAAGGTCAAAAAGCATTTGATGATGGAAAAGATGTAATTAGATATTTCAAAAAAAATAATATAATTACTGAATCATCAAAGGCTGGTGTTAAGGGTGGGTTGAAATCAATCATTGGTGGTTCGTTCATGTATGAAAAAATAAGTGAAGATTTATCAGCAGAATTACCTAAAGCAACAATACCCGCAGCAATTGAGCAAAGACTTGTGTTAGCAATTCAAAAAATTGAATCTGGTAAACTTAATTTTAATCAAAAAATTCAGTTATTAGCAAAAGTGGTAGATGCTCTTAATGTTGACAAAACTCAATTAGGTACACTTACATCCAAAATTAAAAGTAAAATGGAATCTTACCATACACCAGAAGAAGAGGTTAGTGAGGGTAACGAATTTGGAGCAGAAAGAGCAAGGGCAATAGCAGCAGGTAAGGATAGTTTTACTGTTGATGGAAAAACTTACAAAGTAACTGATGTAGACCCGGCCGATAAAAAGAACGCAGAAGAATTTACTAACGAATCAATGAAGTTATCAACTCTTTTAAAAAAAAAGTCCATAAATGAAGCAACTGCTAGATTATCTGATTTATTAAAGCAGGTAGCTAATGGTTCAACCTCTCGTATTGGTTCTACTAAAGTTGATAAGAAAACCGCGGAAAAGTTATTAAAAATATACAATTCAGGTGATGTTAAGATGCAGAATAAATTTGATGGAATGAGTATAGATAAAGTTACATCTGCATTTAAACCATTTATGGAAAATAATAAATTAAAAACTGAAGTTGCACCCGAAGGTTGGGAAAAGACTGTAAAGGCAATGAAAGACGAACCTGGTATTGATAATCCATACGCATTAGCTTGGTGGATGAAGGGTAAGGGGTATCAATCACATAAAAAATAAAAAGGTAAAACATTATGCCCGCAATTGACATTATACAAAACATATCTTTAAAATTTTCAGATTTTATAAAAGATAACCTAAAAGATATTGGTAAATTACCAAGAAAACAACAACAAGGTATTTCTAAAGCAATCCGTGCATTTAAAGTTGTATTGGATGATATATCTGAAAGTGCAACCATTTCAGGCCCAACTGTTGAAGTTGGTTCTGCTGTTTTCGTAAAAGGTAAAAATATGGGTGGGGTTGTGATGGAAATAAATAATAAAACAGCAATAGTAAGAACAAAAGGTGGATTGATAGAAGAATCCATTCAAAACTTAGAAGTTATACAATAAACAATTTAAACAAAGTTACGATGAGTGAAAACGAAGAAAGACCGAAAAAGAAAAAAGTCAGAAGAGAATTAATGTATAAACCCGGTGGGGGAATTGCAGTAAAAGTAGTAGAAAACAATGTAGATGCTGCACTTAGGCTTTTTAAAAAAATGGTTAAAGATAGTGGAATGATGGATGAATTAAGGGATAGAACTGAATTTGTTCCTAAATCTATTTCAAAAAGAAAACAATTAGAATTAGCAAAAAGAAAGCAATATTTAAAAAGTTTAGAAAAATAATAATTTTTTAATGTTTTCAAAAAAGTTAGTATATTTATTGTTAAATTAATGTCCCAATACTATATTGTGGGACTAACACTATTATAACACTTATTAAGATTTTTAATAATCTTATTTTTCCAAAAAATTTAGGAGATTAAATGAAAACAGGCAAAAAAGATTTGCTTAAAGAAGCAATCGCCGACGCTAAAGCCGTTAAAGAAACTGCCTTAGCAAATGCAAAAATCGCCCTTGAGGAAGCGTTCACACCAAGATTACAGTCAATGTTATCTCACAAATTAGCCGAAGAGTTAGAAGATGATGAAACTCTAGCAACTGAGGAAGAAGATGAGATGCTGGGTACTGAAGAAGGATATGGTGAAGGCTATGAGGGTGAAGAAGATGAAACCATAACAACTGAAGAAGATGAAATGGGTGGTGAAGAAGATGAAACCATTACAACTGAAGAAGAAGATGAAATGATGATGGGTACTATGGGTGGTGAAGAAGCCGAAGAAGAAGATGAAGAGGAAATCGGTGGTGAAGATGAGGATACTTCGGATTTGGATTTAGAATCAATCATCAAAGAATTAGAAGCTGAAATGGGTGGTGAAGAAGATGAAACCATAACAACTGAAGAAGAAGAACTGGAAAATCCTGAAATCACCGAATTAAAAAGAATTCGTGAAAGAATCAGTAAGAGATTAACTGAATTGGAATCTTCTGAAATCGGAACTGGTGATAACAAAGTAGCCGATTTAACTGGTGGTACTGAATATTCTGAAGCAGGTGATTTTGTTGCAGAAGAAGAAGAGGGTGATGAAGAAGTTAATTTGGATGAGGTTATCAGAGCCCTTAGAGAAATGAATGGCGATGTACCTGCTGAAGAAGAAGAAACTGCTGGTGTGACCGAAGAAGAAGCTGAAGAAATGAAGAGTGATTTAGAAGAAGCATATAAAGTTATCAAATCATTGAAGAACACCATCAATGAGGTAAACCTTTTAAATGCAAAACTTTTATACACTAACAAACTTTTCAGAAACTTTGATTTGAATGAAAAGCAAAAAGTTAAAGTTGTTGAAAACTTTGATCGTGCTTCATCTTTGAGAGAAGTAAAATTAGTTTTCGCTACATTGGGTGAGAATCTTAATGTTGCAAGAAAAACACAACAAAGAGTTGTAAAAGAATCATTTGCATCAAGACCAACTAAAGGAACAAAGCCTGCTGGTATCATTACCGAAGGTTCTTCATTGGCAGCAAGATTCCAAAAACTCGCTAATATCAAAAAATAATCGTATAACTAAAATAAAGGATAAAAATGAATATAAAAAGCATTTTAAACGAAAGCGCTGGATTTGAAAGAGTGCTTCGTAAAGAAGCCAAAGGTTTAGTTGCTAAGTGGAAAAAAACAGGTCTTTTAGAAGGAATTTCTAATGAGACTGAAATTTCCAATATGGCACAACTTTTGGAAAACCAAGCAAAACAATTAGTAACTGAAGCAACTGCAACCAATATGTTTGGTGCAAATGGTGAAGAGTGGAATGGTGTAGCTCTTCCGCTTGTTCGCCGTATTTTCTCTGAAATCGCTGCGAAAGAGTTCGTTTCAGTACAACCCATGAACCTTCCTTCCGGTCTTATTTTCTACTTAGATTTTAAGTACGGAACAGGTCAGCCAGGTTTCACAACTGGTTCAGGTAAAGATTTACAAAATGATTCAGTATTTGGTATCACCGAAACTGCTAACCAGGCTTCAGGTGGTCTATATGGTGCTGGCCGTTTCGGTTACACCATCAATGATGATGTAACAGCTACTATTAGTACTAAAGCAACTACACCAAACTCAACAGCAATGGTAACAGCATCTATCACAGCTGCTGATTACAACTATGATACCGCATGGTCAGCATCAAATTTTACTGGTGGTGCTGTATTCCAAAAACTAACATTCAGTACGGCATCATTTACTCGTCCTGATTTAGAGGGTGTTCGTGCGTTCACTATTAGTGGTACTAACATTGATGCAGCTTATCCACAATTTACGGTTGTAAATTCAAATGATAGCCAAATTTCATTCATTGTAAAGGTAACATCTGCTACAGGTGCAACTGCTGCTACTATTAGATACCAAAAACAACCAACCGATTCAACTCGTGGTGATTTTGAAGTAACCAAATCTCAAATGGAACTAAATGCTGAAACGGATATCAACATCCCTGAATTGAACATTGAAATGCGTTCAGTTCCGATTGTTGCTAAGACTCGTAAGTTGAAAGCACAATGGACACCTGAATTTGCGCAGGACTTGAACGCATATCACTCTATTGATGCAGAAGCAGAATTAACTTCAATGTTATCTGAGTATGTATCACAAGAGATTGATTTTGAAATCTTGGATATGTTAATTCAAAACGCATTGACTACAGGTTACTGGTCTGCAAGAATCGGACAAGTTTGGAATGGTAGTGCATTTGTACAAGATGTTAATTTAGCCGGACAAGCTTACATTCAGGGAACTTGGTTCGCTACATTCGGAACTGTACTACAAAGAGTTTCTAACCAAATTCACGCTAAGACAATGCGTGGTGGTGCAAACTTTATTGTGTGTTCTCCTGATGTTGCAACTGTGTTAGAATCAATTCCTGGCTATGTAGCTGATGGAACTGGTGCTGAGAGAGAATTCGCATTCGGTTTAACTCGTGTAGGTTCTTTCGCTCAGCGTTACAAAGTGTATAAGAATCCATATATGCAAGAGAATCTTGTGTTGATGGGTTACAAAGGAACACAATTCTTGGAAACTGGTGCTGTTTACGCTCCATACATTCCATTAATTATGACTCCACTTGTGTATGACTATAAGAACTTTACTCCTCGTAAGGGTGTTATGACCCGCTACGCCAAAGAAATGGTGAGAGGTGAGTTCTATGGTAAAGTGTATGTGAACGGATTGGAGACTATCTCCGGTCAATAATCTGATTGAAAGATTATAAATTCAAAGGGGGAGGGTGAAAACCTTCCCCTTTTGTTTTTTATGAGGATATTTATAGTAAACTTAAATGGGTTACAATTATGACTGAAAACATAGAAAAACGAGTCCCAAAGGGAGATATAAAGTTCTCAATTACACTTTCTGATGAACAAAAGCAGGCAAAACAAAGTATTCTTCAACACCCATTTAATTTTATAATGGGAAAAGCAGGTAGTGGTAAAACACTCCTTGCCTGCCAAATCGCATTAGATTCTTTTTTTAAAAGGGATTATAATAAAATTGTTGTTACAAGACCAACAGTATCCAATGAGGATAACGGATTTTTACCTGGCTCTTTAGAAGAAAAATTAGAGCCGTGGTTAGTCCCTATTCGTTCTAATATGCGAAAGGTGTATGATAAATCTTCTGTATTGGATAAGATGGAACAGGATGAAAAAGTAGAGTTGGTATCACTTACTCACTTTAGAGGTAGAACCTTTGATGATTGTGTTTGTATCGTTGATGAGTTTCAGAATCTTACGAAATCCCAACTTGCGATGGTGTTAGGGAGATTGGGTAAGAATTCAAAGATGATATTATGTGGAGACCCACAACAGATAGATTTAAAATCCGCAAACGATTCTGCCATTCACGAGGTAGCAAAATTAAAACCAAGTGGGTATGTTTACACTGTAACTTTAAAAGATAATCATAGACACCCAGCGTTGGATGAAATATTTAAACTATTATACGAATATTAGATATTTATATTAATAATAGAGGAGTAAAAAAATGGCAGCAGGAAGATACTTATTAACCATAGAGCAGGGAGCAACTACTGATTTATTACTGGAATATAAAGATTCTAATGGAAATCCTGTTGATTTAACTGGGTATGCTGCAAGGATGCAAATAAGACCATCGGTAGATTCTTCCACAGTTTATTTATCACTAACCCAAGTTACAGGTTCTGATGGTACTGGATTAAATTTAAGACCAATATCAGGTTCAGTTACATTACCACAAACATCGGGTAGTATTGGTTTGTTTATTTCTGCTGCAAGTTCATCTGCTCTAAATTTCACCGAAGGTGTTTACGATATAGAATTAAATTCTCCTGGTGGTATAGTTACGAGATTATTGGAAGGTATAGTAAAACTTTCAAAAGAGGTAACTAGGTGAGTAGTGATAGATTGAATGTAAAAGTTGTATCAAATCAAAATTCAGTAGAATTAACCAAAAACGAAAACACGGTTGTAATCTCTGATAAGAATCGAGATACATCTGTTAATGTAACACAAAAAGAAACAACAGTTGTTACTGTAGTATCCAAAGGCCCTAAAGGTGATAAAGGTGATACGGGAATTGCAGTTACTAATCAAATAACCACGGGGAGTATAACCGCATCTGTAGATATAGGAACTGATACTTTTAAAGTACAAAGTGGTTCATCTACATTTTTATATGTAAGTTCAAGTGGTAGGGTTGGTATAGGTACTACATCACCACTATCCATACTTACTGTAGCAGGGGGGGATATAAACATTAATAGTGGGTATAGTATAGGTGGTAATTTTGTAGGTACATATGCATCATTCATAACATATCACAATGATGCGTTAGGATTTTTACAAAGCGCAAGTTTTGGATTTAGAGGCTCTGCTTATATGGATTCAATCGCTTACCCCAATCTTTTTGGATTTGGTACAAATGACTTAAGATTTTTCGCATCTACAAATGGTATTGCAACCCCATCTGAAATAATAAGAATAGTAGGTTCTACTGGGTTTGTAGGCATTGGAGAAACATCTCCATCAGCAAAATTAGAAATTAAAGGCAGTGGCGCAACCTCTACGACGACAGCATTTAGAGTAGAAAATTCATCAGCAACATCATTATTAACTATATTAAATGATGGTACATCGGCATTTAATACATCACATCTTTATGTAAGTAGTAGTGGTAGAATAGGTATGGGAACTACTACCCCACAATCTCAGTTACACATTACAGGAGCAAACGCATTATTTACCCTATCACCATTCCATCCCCTACCAACAAGTAATGTTCCATCCGCATCATTCGCAACGAGTGGTAGTGGTGCAAATTTAAAACCTTATTTTTGGAATGGTTCTTCTTGGAACGCATTATATTAAAACCACATAATCAAAAATAAAACTATTTATATAAAACGGAGAAAAGTATTATGGCAATAAAAGTAACAGGGTATTTCAAAAACCCAACAACAGGCCTGATTCACGAATCACCATTATTAACACTTGTTCCACATTTACAATATGCTGGACAATTACAAATGGATGTTCATATCAGCGGAGGTGGAACGGTAGCATATCATTCAATTGATAAAAATGTATTGGTATATAACTCCGAAATTACAGATGGTTATTCACAACTTATTGATGCTTTAGAAACCTATGTTATTAATAACCTTAAAACCGCAAACGATGTAAACTCTGCGGCAACATTTGAACATTATGTAAAACCTGTGGTTGTAGAACCAACCGAACCAACAACCGAAGGTAGTGGAGAATAACAAAAATGGCAGTTAATATTCCAATATATCCTGGCTCATCATCATTCTTTCCTGGTAAAACACCCTTTGGATGGTTTGATAATGATTATGATTTCCAAGTTGATGCAGACTCAGTAACAAAGTGGTGTGCTCTAAGGCTTGGTTATCCTATTGTGGATATAGAACTGCAAGATATAGATTTTTACGCATGCTTTGAAGAAGCAGTAGATGAATTTTCATCCCAATTAAACCAATACCGAACCAAAGAAAACTTATTAAGTATTCAGGGTTCATCTCTAACTAGCAACTTTACCAAAAAATTATTGAACAATAACTTTGGTGGGGTAGTAAACATCGCATCCGATTATGGAACTGAAGCGGGGAGTGGTGGTAGATTAACTCATTATACAGGCTCATTTACAATGGTAACTGGAGTACAAACTTATGATTTAGGTGATAGTTCGGTAGCAAGTTTAGAAGCAGGTGATTTATCAACCGATTCTATAACCATTCGTAAAATGCATCATGAGAACCCACCTGCAATTGTTCGTTACTTTGACCCGTTTATTGGAACAGGTTTAGGTTCACAACAAATGATGGAAACCTTTGGTTGGGGTAATTACTCACCAGGTGTATCGTTTATGATGCAACCTATGTATGATGACCTTCTTCGTTTACAAGCGATTGAATTTAACGACTTGATTAGAAAATCTCAATATGGGTTTAAATTATATGGTAAACGGATTCGTATATTTCCATTTCCAACGGATTTATACGATGGATTAAAAATTCACTTTGAATACACATTGGATTCAGAGAGAAATAACCCAGTAGCTAAATCAAATGTTGTATCCGATTTTTCAAATGCTCCATTTGGTAGATTAGATTATTGTGATATAAATGCACATGGTAGGCAGTGGATATTTAAATATACATTGGTATTAGTAAAAGAGGTATTAGGGACAGTTCGTTCTAAATTTAGTTCAATTCCAATTCCTGGTGCTGAAGTTACATTGGATGGTTCAGATTTAAGAACTCAAGCCGCAACTGAAAAAGAGCAGTTGATAACACAAATCAAAGAAATGTTAGAATCAACAAGCAGAAGGTCGCTTTTAGAAGCCAAAAAGGATGAAACTGAATTTTTAGAATCAACACTTAATCGTGTCCCAATGCCAATTTATATAGGATAATCCGATGGCATTATTTGGTTCGGCAAGAGATATTAGTTTAATCAGAAGGTTAAACAAAGAACTCATCAATGAAATAATTGATACGGAAGTGTATTATTATAAGCCTGTATTGGATGAATCGTTGGTAAATCTTTATGGAGAATCAAAAGATAAAGTTTTTTATAATCCTGTTAAAATCCCCTGCTTAATTGATAGACAGGACACCGAAGCAGTTTCAGATGATTTTGGACAATCATACGCACATACAGCCACATTCAACTTTTTAAGGGATACTTTAAAAGATGATAAAGATGTTAAGCCAGATGTTGGTGATATCATACAATGGGATAACGAATATTTTATGGTTGATAATGTAAATGAAAACCGATTGTTTGTAGGTAAGAATCCTGAAACTTGGGATGGTGGGGATGGACACGGAACATCAATTTCTATATCATGCCTTACGCATGTTACCCGCCAAACATCCATTAAGTTGATTGATGTGAGGTATGGAAACTCTACAACAAATGATAGTTATTTACCAATAGGATTATAAGATGGGTAATACATATAGAGATATAAATCCTCAAAAGCCTGATTTAAAGCAAACGATGTCATCCACATCGGAAAATCCTAAGTTAAATAAGGCAAAGCAGGTTAGACGGGATACGGATAATACACAAAATATATCCATTGGTATCTATGATATTGACTTGGCTTTCAGAGATTTTTTAGTAAAAGATGTAAAACCATTTGTAGTAGATGATGGGCAAATCATACCTATCCCAGTAATTTATGCAAATCCCGAAAAATGGGTTTCTGCTCAAAGAGATGGGTTTATGCGAGATGCAAACGGGAAAATACAAACACCTGTAATTGTATTTAAAAGAACCTCCTTATCAACCAATCAACAGGCTGCAAAGTTAAAGGTTTTAAATTCCGAAGATGCACATCAGCCATTTGAACGGAAATACACAAAAGCAAATAGATATGACCAATTTTCTATACTGACTAGACAAACTCCTGTAAAAGAATATATTGCAGTTGAAAGACCTGATTACTTAGATGTTCAATACGAAATGAATATATGGTGTGATTATATGGAACAACTAAACAAAGTAGTTGAACAAATCATTTTCTTTCAAGGTAGGTCATTTGGTGATAGATTCAAATTCCAAATAAAAGGGGATGGATACAACTTTGAAACAATAACTGATGCGGGTGATGATAGAATAGTGAGAGCAAGTATTACTTTGGTATCAAAAGCGTACATTGTGCCTGAGTTTGCGGGGATGAATCCAAACAATAGAAAAGTTTATTCAGTTGGAAAAATTTCTTTTACGGAAAACCCACAATTAAGTGGTCAAACAAACCCACAAAACGATTTTAAATAATTTTTTAGATATTTATATATACATTAGTTAAACAACTTAAAAACAAAATCTATGGAAGAAAAATTAGTAAAACAATTTGAAGAAACTGAAAGAGAAAAACTTTTAGAATTTCGTCAAAAAGGTATTGCAGTTACGGCACGGCTTGGAGAAATTGAAATACAATCCAAAGAGTTAGAGGAAATTTTCGCTAATTTAAGAGCTGAAAAAGAAGAGTTAATATCAACTTATAAAGAATTGGTTAAGTCACAAAACGAATTTGGTAAAGAATTGACACAAAAGTATGGTGTGGGTTCTTACGATATTGATACAAACACATTCACATCAGTTCAATAAGTATAGGTTTCCCTAATTTTTTTGTATTTATTATATAGAAACAAAAACTATTAGGAGAATGTAATGGCTGAAAGAATTGTTAGTCCGGGTGTTTTTACACGAGAAAAGGACTTATCGTTTTTACCTCAAGGGGTAGCAGAAATAGGTGCTGTCCTTATCGGACAAACTATCAAAGGACCTGCGTTTGTACCAACGCGGGTTGAATCATTTAATGAGTTCCAACAAAAGTTTGGTGGTTTAACGGAGGATTCATACCTTCCTTATACCGCTCAATCTTATTTGCAGGATGCACCCGCCGCAACAATCGTTAGAGTATTGGGAACTGACGGGTACACATTCAAAAAACCATTAGTTTTAACTATTTCATCTTCACAAGGAAATAGAGTAGCAGCAGTTCTTTATCCATCTTTGAGTAGTTCTATTTCGGATGCTACTGGTGATTTGTTTCAAACATCTTTTGTTAGAAATTTAGTAGGTGGTGCAACAACGAATGTAACCGCATCATCATTTGGATTAGTTCTTTCTGGTTCTGCGTTTACAGGAAATAACACAACAACATCTTCCTTAAACCCAAGCAGTGCAAACTACTTTACAAAAACATTTGGATACTTACCAAAAAGTAGTAAGCAAGCATATACATACCTAAACTTTAATACATTCCAATCCGCATCTTTTGCAGCAGAAACTGGTAGTAACATTGTATTGGTTCAAACTGCATCATTTGTAGATTTTGATTTTACCAAAGAATATTCAGTAGCATCAACTCCTTGGATTAAATCACAAAAGATTGGTGGAACTGCTGTAGAATTATTTAAGTTCCATACATTATCGCATGGTAATTCAACGAACTATGAAATCAAAGTGGGTATCAGAGATATTAAAACTGCGGCAGATGTTCCAGGTTCTGACTATGGTACATTTACTGTTGTAGTAAGAAGAGTAGATACCTCTAAAATTCCTTATTCAATTTTTGGACAAGGAGTACAAGATTCGGATACTCGTCCTAATACTTTAGAGGAATTCAACAATGTAAACTTAGACCCAAATTCGCCAAACTATATTAAGAGGGTAATTGGTGATAAGTACATTACTGTAGATGCAAATGGAAAATTATCTACAAATGGTGATTATAATAATAACTCAGTTTACATTAGAGTAGAAGTTCATTCGGATGTAGACGCAGCAGCAATAGATTCATCGCTATTACCTTTTGGATTTGGCGCAGTAACATCACCAATTCCATCTACTGCAGGCACTGTCCCGTCTCCCACATATGTAATATCTCAATCATTGGCGGGTTCATACAATAAAAATGTATATTTAGGTTATTCTTTTGATTTTGTTACAACTGATAACTTAAACTTTTTGAATCCACTTCCCGATGCAAGCACTACTACTGTTGGTACTGATTTTGATTTGGCTACTTGTGTATTTAACATCACACAAAGTATTGGTCTAACTGATAGTGCTACAACCGATCAATTGGATGCTAGGAAATTTATGATACCATTTCAAGGTGGTTTTGATGGATTCAAACCTAATAGAAAAGTATTAGTTGGTAATGATATTATAGCAACAAACACACAGGGATTAGATTGTTCTTCGGCGACCGCATCGGGCTCCATTGTGTTAAGAAAAGCAATAGATGCAGTATCAAATCCTGATGAGTTTGATATGAATATGATTGTTATTCCTGGTGTAATTAATAGATTACATTCTTCAGTAACCACATACGCAAAAGACCTTTGTGAAGATAGGGGTGATACATTCTTTGTAATGGATGCTGGTGCTTGGAGTGATAATATATCAACCGTTGTAAATTCACTTTCTTCGTTTGATTCCAACTATGTAGCAACATACCACCCTTGGGTTAAGATATTGGATACGGATAAGAATAAGCCTGTTTGGGTCCCACCATCCGTAGTTCTACCTGGTGTTATCGCATTCAATGACCAGGTTGCAGCCGAATGGTACGCGCCTGCTGGATTGAATCGTGGTGGATTATCAAATGTAATTGAAGTTAAGACAAGATTAACGCACGATGAGAGAGACCAATTATATGTTGGTAGAGTGAATCCAATCGCAACATTCCCTGGTCAGGGAGCAACTGTATTTGGACAGAAAACCCTACAAGCTAAACCATCTGCGTTGGATAGAATCAATGTAAGAAGATTGTTGATTGCAGTTAAGAAGTTTATCGCATCTTCTTCGAGATATTTGGTGTTTGAAAATAACACAGCAGCAACCCGAAATCGTTTCTTATCCATTGTTAATCCTTATTTGGAATCAATTCAACAAAGAAATGGTT